ATATAGGAGGTAGCTTTTGGACAGTGTAGAGTTGGTAAAGAAAATATGCAAAGAACGCAAGATACCTATATCTGCGCTCGAAAAAGGGTGCGGTTTCAGCAATGGATATATACGCAAACTAAAAGAGGGGAAGTTCCCAACAAACAGGATTCAAAAAATCGCGGATTTCTTAGATGTGTCGGTTGACTATCTTATGACTGGTAAAGAAGATAACGAGTTTTCACCTGCCAACGCTGAGATAGACAGACTTGTGCGCTCTAATCCAGAATTAAAGAACCTTGTGAACGATTATTTGAAATTAAGTGATGATAATAAAAAAATGATAATAAACCTTATTAACGCTTTAAATGAAGCAAACAAATGATAACTGTGTTTGCTCTGTGGAAGAATGAGAAGCCCGATAACTCCTGCGATTATCGTTTAGTATCGCAGGAGCTATAGGCTGTTTGAGATAAACTTCTGTTCAAAAATAAATTAAATTTCAAAAATTACTTAAATTCGTTTTCTAAATCTTCGCGTATATTCCTCACTATAATGTAGATATACTCTAACACATCTGCTCGGTCAATACCCTTAACCACCTTGATAATCTCTTCCTGCAAATCCATGTCCCAATCCTCCCTTGATGTACTTTGTCGATATTATTATAAGCTCCATCGACAATAAATACGAGACTTGTAATGCTCAAACAGTTAGCCTATTGTGGGCGATTATCGTCTGCAACTTCCCTATTCGTGACGGCAAATCCCGTGTTGACGAATCCGAATGTGATGAGGTGGTCGGATATATCCCTTATGTCATTCACACAACAGTATATATCGATGAGATGATTGTAAGCCATAGTTTGTGTACAGCACTCCTAAAACTTATGTTTCCAAAGAGAATATAATACAGTGGTGCTACTTTAATCAGTGTACAATACAAATGCCTTTGTATAGATTGCAGGCGGCAACTCAAAAGTTTCTGCCCACAATATTATGTCATATTTTCCTGAACCCATACAATAAAATTCTTTACACCAGAATACACCGTGATAATGTATTCTGTTTAATTCGGTGTCCGTTACGCTTTCCGCGAACCCAAGAGGAATTACTGCCGATATTTTTTCTGCTGATATTCCTGATATACTAGCAAAATCAAGAGAATATCTATATGAACTATAAGTATCTGTCTCTTTTACTACTTCTGACAGACCGGCGTTAAGTTCATAGTCTACAAATTTAGCTTTCAATGCACCTTTTAGTGTTGCTATGTTTCCCGTGTTTGTTGCTATGTTAGCAGTGTTTGTTGCTATGTTAGCAGTGTTAGTGTTTACCGCTTCACATATTGCGTTCACCTCTTTAGCTCCGAACTCATCTCCTTTCTGACTATATGTTGTACTATCTGTAAAGCTCACCGTCCCGTCACTGTTCTCTACACTTGTATATCTGTACTTTCCACTCATGCTAGAATCGAGTACATCGTCTACATAGTTTGTTTTTAATGCCATTGTTTATACCTCCTACACCTTAATTGACTTGTTCGTATTTCCTAGCCTAATACTGAGCTTTTGTTTCTTATCGCTATCATCTACCGACATCTTAACTGTGAGTATGGCAGATTCCAGTTCATTTAATTCTTCGTAATTTATAAATTTCGCATTGGGATAAAATGTGTGTGTCTTAATACTAGTTTTATATATGCCACTTTCATTTATCTTTTTCACATTGTCCTCAAACGCGTTAAACTCATCTGCATAAAAAAATGCACTATATGACGTTATATCATCACCCATATCTGTAATTGATACTGAGTGAATCAATATTCTCTCGTTAGCTTTACTTTGTATATAGCTTATGTTGTTTTTTATTCGGTTATAATCTGAATAATTAAATCTGTCTGTAGATTTCCAATCTGTTTTAGGAGTTGTCCAACCCATATTTAACCCTCCATCTTCCAACCCGTTATCTTGCCACTCCATGCGCCATCAAATCCTAGTTCAATGGTTTCAGACTTAATGTATGTATTTGTTCCGTTATTATCAAATATAAAAATATCGCCTGCCTCAGCAACAGGATCACCTCTCCATGATATATCGTACGACACATTGTTTTTATAGTGCTTCATCAGCCATTCTGCAACATCGTTGATGGAACTATCATCAAGAATCGGGTTCGTCCATTCAACTGTTTCACTACCATCATTGTCAACAGTATATTTATATTGCTTTTTTTCACTGTCAGCCTCATATTTTTCGTCTTTATATGAGTACGTTGTTTCATATAAATATAATTTCTTAATCCTAGAATCTTTCTTTACAGCAATAGGCGAATAGACATCATCTTTAGCTAATTGGTAATATAACGCTTCTTTAAGAGATATGCTCGCAATCGCAAGCAATGAGCCTGGCGTGCCCTTAGTAAACTTAATTATCAGCTGACTAACCTCGGAAAACTCCTGCGCAGTCAACCACTCTAAATCATCATTGTTTGTAACCGTTATTGTTTTGGTATATTCATGTCGTTTTTCATCTCGAGTATTCCACGTAATTTCAAAATCTGTAGCCGGAAGTCCAATAAATGTAATCTTTAAACCATTCCAATTAGCTTTTCGGCTGAAATTCATTTTAATACACAGTGCCTTAACAGATGTTCCGTCTGTATAAAATCCATCTTCTCCGGCTTCGTAGCCATCGAACGTAAAACCGCCAAGATACACTTTACCTTGATTGTCGTACTGGTAAGCAGTTAAAGAATAATCTGTTGAAAAATTACCTGCATTAGTACTGCCAAAATTGTCATACTCTTCCGCCGTTAATTCTCCGTCACTTGAATCAAGAGAGTTAATTACTGCAACTATCGAGACGCTATAGATTTTCCCACTAACAGTATTTGATATCTCATCAGCATATGTAATTATAGATGATACATCATCTATGTTGTTGGCAGTACGTATGTCTATGCCCCCACCATTATTGATAGTAATTCTACATCTACCTGCATTAGCTATCAACTGCAAAGCTGCTCCATACGTTGTAGACTCAATCGGTAATCTTGTCTTGTAGTTTTCTAGGGTTAAATCCACATAGTAATCCTTGATATTTAAAGCGTTAAGTACATCTGTAGCCAACGAGTATAATGTCACGCCCGACTTTGAATATTCTGTTGCATAATTCTCAGTACTGAACGCCTACATATCTTTAGTATTAAATGTCATTGATGTTTCATCAGCCGCCCATGATGAAAGATAGTTAGTCCTCCAGTCAAGCCACTCTATGTTATCATCTCCGGCTACATCATAGCCAAATCTCGTTTTAACTTCTTGTTTAGGTTGCAAAAAGTTAATAAGAGATTTTTCATTATCAAGATTATATTCACTATCACTATTATCTATAGTAATCGTTTCATCAATACTCGGTATTGATTCCGATATTTGGGACATATAGCTTTTCCATGTATAATCTTGTACATCAGTATTGTCTAGCGATATCTCGACACCACAAAGTAGCGCATATATTCTAAATCTGACATTATCAGCGGACATTTTTGTCGGAACTATCTTAATATAAGTAACATCTATGAGTCTTTTATTTAATACCCAAATTGCATCATCATTAGTATATGTAGTGCTTCCGAGGTTTGTCACAAGATTAAATTCAGTTGGATAAAACTCGCCAAAATCAATTGTCAATCCATACAACGAATGTTGCCCGTCACTAAACTTAATCTGTATAGGTTTGTTCCCTAAATCTTCAGGTATTAGTCCACAATCAATATATGATTCCGTATTCTCTCGTGGCAAAAAATACATAGAATCGTCAACTTTTGAAAAATCTTTCTCGGCAGTTGCATATATCTTGTATTCGCCTGTTCTCGAATCCGCAACACTGCTTTGCGAAAAATATACAGTATCTGTATTTGTTACAACCTGGCTTTCTTGCGCATTAAGATTGACCGCGTTAATTACTACTTCTATATATCCACGATTTCTGACAACTTGACGCATACTCGTCTTGTACTCGCTACTTGACTCTAACATAAATTACCACCCACAATCTATGAGATTAAACGAACAGTTGCGATATAGTGTTACTATGTGCGTTTTTGGGTTCACAAATAGCGGTTCAGCTGACCTATCGCCCGGGTACATTGTTATCGTAGTCGGTTTCCCTGTTCTGTAATCCTCAAATGTAACAGGCACATAGAACGGTTCAACCGCTTTCAACATATTCTGCCATGTTGTAGGGTCAAGCCCTGCCCACTGCATGTTGTCAAGTTTAATAACGTCTCGCCCGACTTTCTGACCGACAACTGCGTTATTAGCATTACGTCCTGCATTAACCGCTGTTGATATTGTGTAAGTAAATCCCACTCTAGGGCATGGGAATTTTACACCGTTTACTACAAGAAAAGAAGATAATGCCATAGTGTAATCTCCTATCTGGCAGTCATATTTGTTTTACCAATCTTTATTTGCGTATAAAATAAAAGCACCTACTTACGATTCCGTAAGTAAGTGCTCCTAATCTGATTTATATATGTCTTATACTTTTCCTGTCCATGTACGCCCACATACCGAACATACGAATGTTGTCTTGCCACTCTTGCCGTTTATTCCAGTTGCGCCACCTACAACCATGCCAACGGGATTAAACATAGCACCAACTGCACCATTGACAAGAGATTTGCTAACCGAAAATTTTTTCTTGATATCAATAGGAATACCGATACCGTTACAACCCCATTTAGGGCATTTAATTCTTTTGCTCATAATAATCACCCTCCTTGTGTTCATATCTTACCACACAAGGAGAGCGTTATCAATTATTATGATGTGAAATTATATCCCATTCTTGCGCTGCCACGCCTGTATGACTGAACTATATCCCTGTCGCCTATCTTGACTGAATAATCCTTATTTGCCGTTTCAAGCGTATTGTTCGCTATCTGCGCAAGATACGGTATCAATGCTTCACTTACAGCTGATTGAACACCTGATTGAATACCTGCTATAATCTGCTCGTTATTTGCTACCGCCGTCTTGCCATTGCTAAACTTACCTACCAACTCACTGTGATTTGCAAAAAACAAACCATCCTCTGGAAAACCGCCTGTTGCATATGTAAAATTGACCGAATATCCAATTTTCTTCCCACTATTTTCAACCTTGTCTTGTATTAACTGCATTTTGACATTTTTAGTTAATACGTTCAACACAGGCTTGTTCTTATCCCATTCTGCTTGAACATCTTTCGCCCACTGTGCAGCGTTATTAGTAAAAGACGCACTTACAGATATGCCGTTTTTTACAGCCGCTTTCGCTTCTTTAAATGCCGTTGAAACTTTGTCTTTAATGTTTCCTACAGTCGTTTTGATTGAAATTCCGTTTTTTACAACCTTTTTGGCATTGTTAAACGCCGTTGAAACCTTGTTTTTAATATTTTCAATTTTAGATGATATAAATACTCCATCTTTTATCTGCTCTTGTGCTTCTTTCAGTGCTGTTTTCGCTTTGTCTTTCATCTCTTCTACTTTTGTTTTAGCTTCAAGCACTTTATCTTTGATTGCGTCTTTTGCATTGCTGAGTGCTGTTTTCGCTTTGTCTTTCATCTCTTCTACTTTTGTTTTAGCTTCAAGCACTTTATCTTTGATTGCGTCTTTTGCATTGCTGAGTGCTGTTTTCGCCTTGTCTTTCATCTCCTCTACTTTCGTTTTAGCACTGAGTGCTTTTTTACCCAACCAATTTTTAGCTGTATTCCACTTATCTTGTACGCCAGTTTTTATTTTTTCTCCAATGTTCTTGCCCCACTCTTTAGCGTCATTCCACTTATCTTTGATTTTACTACCTAAATTGGTGAAAAACTTTTTAACTGTCTTGCCGATGTTCTTTATCTTATTTATACCTTCGATAAGTCCCTCACCGATATATTTGCCATAAGGTTCCATCTCCTTGGATGGGCTGTGAATACCGAAAATTTCGCATATAGTATCAACGATAGCCGTTAAAATATCGTTTATCGGTTCAACAAAAAAGTCAACAATTGCAACTAATCCTGTAGCGATTCCCTCAAGGATATTCTTTCCAAGTGAAGCCCAGTCGCCCTCTTCAAACGCTTCTTTCGCATTTTCAAACATTTCTCCTGCACCATCGAATAATTCTTGCGTCTGATCCCAGTTAAATATTCCGTCAATTACATCTTTACCGACTTGTTTTGCCGCATCTAGCAACTCATCAGTATCTGCGTCTGCAAGAAAGTTCCACTGTTCAGTAAACGACATATCGAATCCTTCATCATCGTATATCGCCTTATATATCTCTTGACCGATATTCCAACCAGCTATCGCCGCCGCAACACCGGCAAATAGATATCCTGCAATCTTACCGCCTGCCGAAGATAAGCTTGACGTGCCCGTTCCTGCCTGCAATGCCGCAGATATTTTAGGTCCGACTTTCGCCGCAACTTTTGTACCTATTTTAGAAGCTATTGTGCCACCCACCGTAGACAACAAACCCGATTTCCACGCTAAAGCCAATCCAATTATTGTTATCGTTCCAAGGTCGAGGTTCGACACAAAATCCCACAATCCCTGAAACACATCACGCCAGTTAATTTTATCAATTGCTTCTGTTAGTGCTGTAACAAGATTGTCTTTCCATGTATTAAGAGTTTCGGCAAGCCCTTCAAAATCAAAAGTGCTAAAAAAGCCATTGACTGTATTTGAAATTGCATTACCCATCTCAATTGCGTCAAATGTTTTGCCCGCTGAAAACGCAAAATTAACGCCTGTGTTAAGTAGGTTTGCGATAGTGCTTCCAACATTATTAAAGTTAGTAGTTTGTAAAAATCCGTTAATTGCTTCGGAAATTCCGTTACCCCAACTTGTAGCGGTTGTGAGTGCCGTTGTCCAATCAATATTGAGAGCATTGTTAATAAGCGTTCCAAGCGATGTACCAAAATTTGTAAAATCAAATCCTGTTCCCGGAGCTGTAAAAACTTGTGCGGATTTTATAACTGTATTGATTGTGTTTGAAATTGTTGTCCCAATCAAACCAAAAGTTTCTGGCGTTATAAACCCGTTGAGAAAGTTCGCAATTCCCTGTGCCCAACCTGTAGCCGCTGATGTAGCAGTACTCCAATTAACACTTGTCAGAAAACTTATTAACCCGTTCTTCATTTGGGTTCCAAGCTGATAGAACTTAAATTTGTTTGCAAATGCGTCAGCCGCATTTAAAGCAGTATTAATTCCCCCAGCTATCGTACTACCAAGTGAACTAAACAAATTCGAGTCTACAAAAAGTCCATTCAAAAAACTTGCAAGTCCTGTTCCAAATCCTCTGGCTTTCTCGTATATACTATCCCAGTCTATGTCGTCCATAGCCTTAGAGAGCTTATCGCCTATTGCTTTTCCGAGTTTCTCCAGAGAATCTAAATCGGACTCAAATAGTTTGTCCGTTTCAGTCCACTGTCCGCTTGAGCTGTCAGCACTTCCCGAACCGCCACTCGAACCACTACCACTACCCGAGCCACTACCCGAGCTACTATCACTGTCGGGCTGTATGATATTCAATTCATCAATGCCGAGAGTAGCATTAGCCAAATCCTCAGCTGCGTCTTTAGCCTTGCCTGTGCTGTCTGCTAAATCATCAGCCGCGTCAGCCGCCGCACTGTAATCAGTAGACATACCCTTTGCATTATCTTCATACTTCCAACCGAATATTTTACCAAGTGAATTTGATATCACTTTGGCAAACTCTATAATCTTTGCGATTACCGAATTAAGCCATGTTACCATAGGTTTTAATGCGTATATAAAGTTTTGCCCGATAATCGCGCCTAACTGTTGGAATTGCTGTGATAAGATACGCGTCTGGTTAGCCCATGTACCGCTTGTACGACTAAAGTCATTCTGTGCGTCTTTAGTATTCGCTAACACGTATTGATATCTAAGCATTGTCTTTTCAGCTTGCGACATAGACTGTACATCTGCGTCTAGTCCGTTCTTTAAAGCCCACTCACTCAATGTTGCCTGCGTTAAATCTAGACCGTAACTTCTCAATGGAACAGTTTGTCCTGTGAAAATCGCCGATAAGTCCTCAGCGACATCTGACTGCTCAACATTGTAGAATGAAGCCATATCGGCTGTTAGTTTTGTCAAGTTCAATGAAACATCTGCCATTGAATCAGCCAAGCCCACATAGCCATCAGTTGCACCCGATAAGAACGAGTTAGCTGACGCAATAGAACTTGTGTCAATGTTCATTGCCTTGCCCATAGCTTGAAATGTACTTGCTGTCTGTTTAGCCATCAACTCAGACATGCCGAAGTCTTGAATTGAGGTCTTTGTAAAGTCGTCAACCTTACTTGCCATGTTTTCAAAACTCGCATTGACCACGTTCTCAACCTCGGTGAGTGATGAAGCCAACTCGATAGAATCCCCAATCTTGCTGAACGCCCGGATAAGAATCCAGTATGTGGCGTATAGCTTACCGATTGCACTTGCAAGGCTGAATGAACTCTTTTGCGCACTCTTAGCCGACTTGCTGAACAGACTTAATCCGCTTGACGCTTTCTTGCCCGATGAACCTAATCCACTGAATAAGCTTGAGGTCTTTGTTGACGTTGCACATGTGCCTTTCAGTGAAGCCGCGAGATTAGCAATAGCGTTAGCCATTTGTACTGTACTGCTTGCTATCGCAGGTGCTCTTGCAAGCGTATTCATCATATTAGCAAGCTCTGTTGTAAGCTGTGGCAAATTCGCTATTGCGGTCTGTACGCCCTTATGACCTAACTGCGATATTGCAGTTGTCATAGCATTTAAGCCTGTCATATCGAACTGTAACGAGCCTATCTGGTTCATCTGTCGCACAAAGTTCTGTAACTGTGCTGACAATGTTGGCAAGTTTGATGTAGCTTGTGTCGCTCCCTTACCGCCTAGCTTAGATATGCTTGACACCATGTTAGATATGCTAGTCACATCAAATGTAAGCGAACCCACACTGTTCATTGAACGTACAAACTGTGCAAGGTTGTCTTTAAGCGTCATAAGGTTTTGTGTCGCCGCCGAAGCCTTGACCCCGCCTAGTTTGTTAACTGCCGTAGCAATATTAACTATGCCATCTGTATTGATGGTCATAGTGCCTACTCTTGACATACTCGTTGCAAGCTGACCTATATCTGACGATATGCCTGCAAACTTAGATGTGTCTACGCTATTGAGCGTTGTAATCGCGTTTGCAAGGTTGCTGAAATTGCTAGAGCGCATACCTTTCATGCCTTGCGCCGCGTTGCTTAGAGCCGTAATGCTACTTGCTAAACTGCTAATCTTGCTACCGTCAGCCTTTGCCAAACTATTGACGGCAGTAGAAAAATCTTTCATACTGTCGCCGTTCAGCTTGCTCATACTACCTTTGAGATTATTCAGTTGTGATTGCAGACTCTTTATAGCCTTAGTTGCAGATGCGGCATTAGCGGATATCTGAATTGACAGATTATCTATGTCTGCCATAGATTAATCACCCCCACTCTCAATATTAGAGAAGCTTGTTCACCGCTTTCTGTACTTCGTTATAGTTGTACCCTGCCGCTTCAAGCTTCTGTTTACGGGTGCTACCGTTACCCCACTTACCTACTATAACTTCCTTGGCTATTTCTGTCACAGATTTCTTGCTTGATGTAGAACTCTTGCTCAGTCTGTTTACTTCTGCTTGTACTTCATTGTAATCATATCCTGCCGCTTCAAGCTTGCTTTTGCGTGCAGAACCGTTGCCCCACTTGCCTGCAATCACCTCTTTAGCAACGACAGTTACTGACTTCTTATTCGCGTTATTATTCGCTGTGCTATATTTAGGCGTGATATATCCACGGATATATCTGCCATTGACGTTAATCATGCGATATCCGACTGTGTGGCTCTTATTACCCTCAATAACCTTTATAGTCTTGCCTGATACTGACACAACTATGCCTACATGGTCGGGGCTGTTGGTATCATCACCGTAGCCCGAATCGTTCCAGTCGTACATAATCACGTCACCAACGTTAGGTACATATGCGTCATTCTCAACCCATATATTAGCGTTCTTAGCTTTAGTAATCATAGCTCCGCATGAGCACTCTACGCATGGGAATATCTTTGTTAATCCTGACGCTATGAAAGCCGCAGATACCGCCGTAGCACACCATGGGTCGCTAGTAGTCATTTTGTATCTACTGCAAAGCCCAGAATCATTAAACACCTTGAGTATAGCCTTGTGTCCGTCTGATCCCTCTTTAATGCCGAGATACTGCTTGAGATAATCAACTGGTTTATTCCTATCACTCATTCTCTGCAATCACCTTTCTTTTTAGTTTTTCCTCCTCGCGTCTTTCCTTGGCTTTCATGCGGTCAAAGTTCGCTTTCGCTATATCAAGTGACTTCACGAGTGCGTCTAACTGCCTTTGTCGTTCGCTCTCTGACATCTGACCGTTTTTCTTTTCTATGGTTTCACTGATAGGCTCTTCAATGTACTTAGACGTTGCTTTGTGACCTGCTAAACAATGCTCAACTGCTGTGCCTACGGCAGACTGTACATATATACCCATCTGCCACATATGCTCATCTATGGTCTTTTGCTCAAGTTTGTACGCGGCGATATATGGCTTTAGGTCATTTGGGCACCATAAATTGATGTCTTGCACGTTTACGCCATAGCCCTTAGTCACAACCATAGCTTGTGGCTGTATCTCGTCTAAAAACACCTGCCATGTCAGTTCTTTATGTTCACGTTCAACTGTTACTTCTTGTTCTTCGCCGCTTCCCTCAGAAGCGTGGACTTCAAAAAACCGTTACTTATCATCTCCTCAACTAATTTATTGAAAAGCTCAGCAACGTCCGAGTTGTCCTGATTGCAATACTCATCTATGAGTGCATACATCTTAGATATCTGCTCTTCCTTGCCCTCGCCTGTGTGCCAATCGAATCCATACTCATCTTTATAGTTGACCTGTAAGCCCATAAGCAGTAGTTCCGGCAGATACATGAGAATGTTTTCCACGCTTTCAAGGCTTCCATCACTTGCACTATCCTGTACCTTTGCAAGCTTGCTGAGTGTCCTTGTCGCAAGCGTCGGCTCATATCCGTACTTGATATTTAGTTCCCTACCGTTAATAGTTAATGTCATAATTAATCCTCCTATATGGATATACAAAAATTAGGGCGACTTGTTATAAGTCGCCCATCAGATCTAATAAGTGTATGATTCGTCGGCAGAATATGTGTTGCTTTCACCTTGCACCTCTGCCGACGAATCATCATCATCTAGTGCAAGGCTATTTAATTTCCCGATAAATCCGCGGTTGGTGCTACCTTAGTGTCCCAACCCGGGAACTCTTCAATAGTGAGGTTCATCTCAATAGTGAGAAGTTCATTCTGGTTGATCTCAGGTTGTGGAATGTTCTCAGGTGGCTGTGCCACGACGAACGAAGACTTTGTAAGACCTGGAATAATGGTTTGAAACCACATTCTCTTACCATCGCTGAGTGCCTGATATGCGTCGATAAGTGCGTCCCACTCTGCCTGTGTCTCATCAGTATAATTAACCGTGACGGGCATTGAACCGCCTGTGTCCGCTCTACCCTTGATGTACCTTGTAAGAGCGTCCTCAAGAGCTGAAGCGTCAATCTGCTCAGGTTCAACCGACACACCGCCTATGGCGTTAATTCTGGTCAATAACTTAAAGGACGTAGGCTTAGTCCCAGCCGTTGTCTCAACACCATACGAAAAAGTCACGCCCAGTGTACTCACACCTGCTACTGCCATATGTTGTACCTACCTTTCTTGCCTTTTTAAGGCATAAAAAATAGAGGGCATAACCCTCTTTGTTTACTTGTTATCTATGTGAAAGCCTTACGACTTAGCACTCGTTATTTTTACAAGCCTGTCACTTGCTCCTATCAGTCGTCTAAACCTTGCAACTGCCTTGTATGTATCTGTCGTACTTGTTATCTCGGGCAGTGCTATAACCTCGAATAGCATTGTTTTCATTGCGTTTATAACTTCTGCCATTATCTCTTTTGCTTGTGACTGGTCTTTAATAACTGTCACCTCTATTTGTACCGAATATAATACAGCGTTTATGTCTGTTCCCTCTAACGTGTTTCCCTCTTCAAGATTCTGCATAGTATAAAAGTATACAGTTGGGAATTGTGCCCTTGACGGCGTTCTGTCAGATATAGTGAAATATAGCGTATCTTTCGTATATCGTTTATTCAGCTCATTCTTGAACCTGTTATAAACGTTAGTATCAAGGTCTATAACCCAATTAGCCAACTGCGAACACCTCCATAGCTTTTTCTTTATATTTTTGTATTAACTCAAGTGACGTATTATATATAGGCATAGTAGCCTTAATACCGTATGAGTGCTTCCATGAATTAGAACTATCGTCCCAGTAGTACCAGCCATCGGGGTCGAAAGCATGTACCTGTCCGGGGAATGTTCCAACACCCATGCCAAACTCATCAGCTTTCGGGTTTGCCGTGCCATTGTATTTGATACCTGCACCAAATTCAACCGCAAGCAATGTGTTGAACGGTTCGTACCCCTCATGCGTGTACGTTGTACCAACCGCCATTATTACAGCTTTACAACCTGTTCTGGTTGGTGATGTTGTACTGCTCACAGTGATTGTGTTTCCCACTTGCGATTGATGTATATGTCTCAATGCCACATCTTCGCCTAGCCGTGCCATCTCTGATATATACGTCTCAATCTTCCGTTGTAAAGAGTTTTGGTATTCATCTAACTGCTTTATCGCGTCGTCTATACTCGACAAATCAAATAGATTGACTTTAATCTTCTTAGCTTTCATCACTTAACTCTTTTCTTTAGCACAACCGTTGTGAAGTTCAGACTGTCCACAATCTTAACAACCGTATAGTCAGCCGTCTGTTCGTCTAGTATAGTCTTGCCATCGTCCTTATATGTCGGTTCAGTCTCGAACCATATAAGGCTTGTTTCATCTATCGGGAGCGAATCTCTCTCAACTAACAGTGTTGCGTCATAGCTTGACATGTCCACGCCGTATACTTCCTGTTGCGTGTCTGAGCCACCCATACTTATGTTGGTTAAAAAAGAAACAGGCGTTGAATATGTATACTCATACTCGCCTGTCTCAATCGGTATCTGATTTCCCTCATCATCTTCGTAATAAACGATATTGCCATCATCGTCAGTCTCGTAAATTGGTTGCTTCTCGCTTGATTGCAAGGAATAATACAACATTTGCTTATTTCGCCTTAACGTTCGCATTTGCTACCTCGCTTTCGGCAATCTTCATTTCCTTAACCGCCGCTTCTATCAGTGTGTCAAGCTGTTCATCTGTAATTGATATGTTCTTAGTATTCAAAAGATTCTTGATGAATTTCGTAACCGTCTGCTTCTTCTCTTCGCCGCTTGACGATGTAAGTACCTGTTGTGCCATAAGCACCGCATTAGTCACCCACGTTGTAACAACGCCCAGATTGTTAGTCTCTATAACACCCTTTAGCCACGGTATAACGTATCTACATACTATAAGTGTGGCAATCATAACCACAATCTGCACTATTTCCACAATAATATCGTTCATTATAATCACCGCCTTAATATGTCTGTATTTCGGGGTCAGAAGTCGCGTCATTCATCTTCTCGGATAAATATTCGCTATCCCTGTCAACCGCTCCGTCTACTTGTTCGTCTATATGAAAGTCGCCGTTATCGTCCATGCCGATATCGGATTGACATAATATTCCCAGTTCTTTCTTCAATCGTAATTTCTTCTCGTAAATTGCATATTCTAACTTTGCCGTGTCCTTGATATGTTGCAGCTGAATCTTAGACACATTCTCTGCTTGTGACTTCTTTTCGTACCACACGAGAGCCGAGCCAAACACACCGCCTGTCACCGTTACGGTCGCTGTATATAGCGATAAGTCATACACACTATCAATGTTTCGCGTAAAACAAAAAATTAGCACACACACGAACACAACGCCTGTTATCGCCACAATAGCTTTAGAATACTGCCATTCTCGCTTAGTCTTGCTCATACTTCTTGTTCTCCTCTATGTGCTGTTCAATCGCATCAAGCCTATGGTGTGCTGACTTGACGGACTGCTCCACCGTAATCAACCTATCGTTATGATCCTTTATATCGTTTCGCATAGATGATATTTCTGTCCTAATTTCTTGGGTTGTACTCGCTATATTATCTAATTTAAAGTTGATTCTCGTATTTTCCTTAACGCGCTCCTCTATGTCTTTTATGTCTGACCTTTTATTGTTTTTAAGTCCAAAGTACGCTGACAATGTAACCGTTATTATGCTTATAAGTATTGTGATTTCGATTTCCAATTTTGCACCGTCACCTTTATTTTTTCTCACAACCCTATGGTCATTGTAAATGAATATGACTCTCCCGAAGCTATTGTGATCGGCGTGTCCAATACTTCTCGGGCAATTAATATAGAATTTGTTAATTGAGTTATGCATACGAAACAGCCTAATTCTGAGACAGTAAAATCCTTTGGCGTTTCGTTTTTTGCAACTCTTGTGACAGATACAAGTACATCGTCATATGTTTTATTCCTGGCTGGAGCATATGCCGACTGACTTGACACAGTATAGTCTGTTATTATCTCTTCCATGTTATAATCAGCTGAACTCGGTGCTGTTGCGCCACTTCCTAACAATAAAGCGATACCACTGTCACTCCCGTCATATGTCGGTATACCAGTAGTTGTATAGTTATATACGTTGCATTCTTCATTTGTTAAAGAAGCAAATATCTTCAGCAGCCATTTTGAAGAAACATCTGATATTACTGTTCCCGTAGTATCAATGAAATTTGATTTACATGACGCGCTTGTTAATGTCTGGCTTATAGCTGATATGAAATTTTTCGTTACCATATATAGCCTCCTTATAATTCGTAATACATCTCATATGTTACCGTGCTATGTATTCCTAATATGCTCTTGGCAGATGTACTTATCACACTTGATTTTATACCCTCTCCTCCTGTCGGGATTTTCTCAATGTTCTCTGCCATAACCTCAAATGCCGCGCCACTCTCCGTCTCCACGCCCTTATCAGTGATAGCCGACGCGACCAAAGTTTTACCATCACTGACAGATTTTTTTAACGTTGTCATTTCCGTGTCAATGTCTCCGAGTGCTGTATCTATCTTAGACATATCACCGTTGTAGTCCGATAGCCATGTAGGCTTGTCAGAACTTACGAACTGCGATAAGCTGTAATTTTTTGTTTTGTTTGTTGAAGCCATCTTATGACCTCCTTAATTTCTTGCAAGCGGTATCACGCCTGCAAAGTATGTGTTTCTGTCAACGTAACTCCGAGATGTGCTGTTCTCACTTGAACTTGTCTGCCCCTCAATGCCGATTGTGTTATAATCATATAGGGCAATCGCGCGAATATTCGTATAATAGTTATACATATCTTCGCTTTTCTGCTCGTCCGTGTAGTATGACGGATAATTTCGCACTCTTGTTACCTCTCGGATTGCGTTCTTTACTTTAGACTTTAAGAGCGTGGCGTTGAACAATTTATCGTCTGATAATTCTGCCGTCAAATCCTCTATAAGCTCTTCCTCTAGCGTCACCTCTTCGGTTGTGCTATCTTCTTCTGTGTCCGTTGTAGTTGTATCTGTATCTGCCACGCTCTCACCGCCTTTATACTAACTTCTCTATCAGCATAACCTTTAATTCTGAACCGCTTATGCCGTCCGCGTTCGCTATGCCGTTTTCTGTCGCAAGTGTAACTAACTCACTCTTGCTCATTCTGCTTATGTCTGTTTTTGTGTAGGAAACAGAAGAAACAGGCGTTTCCACCTGTTTCGTTTTCTGTTCTACCTTGTTTGTGTTAGTTACATTTACGCGTTGATTATGCCGTCTGAGCAACATATAACCACCCCACTATCACGCCTTGAACTTCGCGAGCACTACCTTCGATTCATTGCTAAGAACCGCGACATAATGCTCATCAGAAGAAATAACAGTTGTCTTTGCTAGAATGTCTCTGTCAGTTTCAACCTGCACGTCTCTCTTCATGTAGATTGTAAGCGCGTCCTCTTCCTCTGAATAGCCATCTGCATCAGGGTCTTCGTTAGGGTCGCTAACAGATACAATAACAATCGGGCAAGCGTAATATTCTGCCGTTACAGCCGCTAACTTATCGCCGACCGCAATCTCATCAATACAATTCTCCTGCGCCGTTGCAAGGTGAAGTGCCGTTGCAGTTTCCTCTGTGCTGTCTGCAACAATCGTGATTGTTCCTGCGTCATTGTCCTTTGTGTACTTAACGAGCTTAACTTTCTTGCTCTTTACAACCTGTGCGCCTGCAATCGAACCGATAGTACCATTCATTATTACGTTGAGTGGGTACTTGTCGTTTGTCTTAAAATCATCATCGTTTAACAGGGTTGATTCCTGTGCCGGATTGATGAACATAATCTTTGTGAGAGATGTGTCGGATTCATCACCGAATACGGAATTTGCCGCCACAACGCCCTTGTAGCTAATTGCATTCGCAGAGCCATCATAAGCATACTTCGTTGAGCAAAGCGCGTCATAGCAATCATTATCGACCTTATCCGCAATAGCCATAGCAAGCTGATTAGTTGCCGTGCCTATCGGGTCGCCGTAACCTGATAATACGGATTCGTCTGTAAGCTCAACCGCCTTACCTGCTTTCTTCACCTTTGCCTCAACCGTAGATGTGCTGAGTACGGTTGTGTCCATTGCTACGCCCTCAGCTATATCCTGAGCCGCGCCGATGTAACCATACTTCGGTACTACAATCGTACTGCCCGGTCTGCCAGTAAGCGTAGAATCAATCTTTGCAAGCGGTGAAAATTTAATCTTCTTCGGAAGTTTAGCCGCAACCATGTCAGCCATTACTTCCGGGTCTACTAAGTCTTTAAGCATTGTCATTGCCATAGTTTAATTACCTCCATTTATTTTCCAGTGAACTTTGCATATTCATCTGGGTATTTATGTTTAAAGTCAACTCTTTGTTGGTACGACATTCTGTTGAACGTCGCTAAAGTTATGCCAGAAGCTCCATCTTCTCCAGTACCAGCATTGACCTGTGGTCTTTCTTTAATCCACTTGTCCTTTGCCGCCTTTAACTCAGCTTCAATGTCTGCCTCACGAACCTGTTTTTGAATTTGTGATAACAAATCCATGTCGCCTTGAATTTCAGCGTCAGCCGCTTTTGCCGCCATCTCAACGGACATTCCTTGCATTAGATACCTGTCCTTTGCAAGCGTCCGTCTCTTGAAGTCCAAAAGTTCTTGGTGTTCCTGCGCTTCTGCTTCTGCCTTTTCTCTGTCGGCTTCTGCTTGCTGTTCTTCCGCTGTCTGCTTCGCGCGGAGCGACTTTGTAAGCTCTCCGTTTGCCTTTGCCAACTTATCACGAGCCGCTTTGTTCTTTGTGTTGTCAGCGCGTTCTGCTGCCAAATCAGCTTTTAACCTTGCTAGCTCCTGCATTACATCGTCCATGGTCTGCGTGTTTGGTTCTTGCGGTGTGTTTGTCGTGTTGTTATCGTCAACCTCTGGTGCGTTGTTTACTTCTGCCATAATTTAATTACCTAACCTTTCTTGTGTTTTTTAGAGTGCGTATCACCTTTTGGTTTCTCTGCACTGTGTTGTGTTTACACTTCTCTGTGTCTTGCTATTTCTGTCTTTGTGCTTTTAGGTCATCTCCGACCGAATTTATATAAAAAAGAGAACCCTTTCGGATTCTCTTAAATATCAGTTAAATTTCACTGAACATCTGCAATTAACCGTCTCGCTTGCGCTTGCTCCATACGTTTCCGTATCTTTCGGCATAAGCATTAGCGAATCGCCAACCATGAACGGCTCATATACTCCTACCGTCTGTCCATCTGCAATCTGGTGTGTATGCCTTACTTTCCTGTCTCGCATTGTCACCCACGTCTTTCTTGTCATGCCGTTTGCGATTGCGTCCATCAGGTCTTGATGGTTCAGCATACTATTCGCTTCATTCTCAGCCATAAATCTAGCACGGTCATAGCTAGTGTTATATGTATCTCCCATGTTATCTTGCGTTGACCTTGTAATGTCGTCCGCAAATTGCGATACATAGTTAGTTACATACTCGTCTGTGTCTACATATCCATCTAGCGCACTGATGTATTTCTCTTGTAGCTGTATCTTAATTTGTTCCCATTGAACCTTGTCGTACTCGTCCATAATCGCTACGAGTGACAATATAAAAAGAAAAGCGTTCTCAAACTTCTTAGCTAGTTCAATTCGCTTTTCTTTCTCTTCGTCCGTCAAATCCATCTCACCAAAGTATTCTTCATAGTCCATACTCCGCATGGATTCATCAAGTATATTTAATTCATCTTCACTTATGACATAACCGCTCATTTATCGGGTTCCTCACTTTCCTGTTCCTGTGAGTTGTCCTTTGTTTTTATACCGTCAATGAATGGTGAATTGCTTATCTGGTCGCTATCGTCTGTTTGCAATCTATCATTGTTTACGGCATTGCTATCAGTGCTTTGGCTGTCACCTGATTCTTGCGTCTTGTATATGCTATCAAGATACTTCTTCATGTATGGTTCGCTGTCTTCCGCTACCTGATTAGGGTCGTCAAACATATTTATTGCCGCAAACATCCACTTCGGAGCGATACCATGTGACACGCCTGTTGCAAACGTGTTAATCTTTGTAGCCATCTCAAAGTTTTTCTGTCTTTCAACGTGTGGCTTAATGTCAATATATCTTAACTTCCGCAATGGACTATCTTTCGGAGTTGCGCTACATTCTCTTATAGCCGCAAGCACAGATTTCAATTCTTCAATCTTGCAACCCTCTTTGATGTGGCTTTGCTTTGTCGCTTCATATTCAGCATTTGCCAGCCCTGTCGCTTGGCTCATAGCTATTCCAGTGCTACCGCCACTATCATCATTGCGAACAGGCACATTACATTTCTGCAATATAAGACTTCGCCGTGTAACTATGTTATCAAGCATGCCCGAATAGTCATACGCTACCGCAAGTGGATTGACAAAAGGTGTTTTGCCGTCCTGTGTTGTCCGTGTAATTATCCAGTCGTTTGTTTCGGGATAAACAGTATTGCCGTTTTCGTCTTTCGGAAAATCTATGTCGTTACCATGCCATATAGCCTGACAATTCTGGTCTACATCGTTTGAGAAGTCAGACACAAGCAAATTAAGATTATCAAGTTCTGATATTTGCCGTTCAAAGCAACCCATGCGGTCGTGCGACCTTATCCATTCGATGATAGGTATTCTCCCTAACGGATTCATATCACCGTTGCCATATCCAGTTTCCCATGTGGTAACAGGTTCGCCGTTCTTCATCTTCGGTTTGCCATTCACCATCTTTACCGCATTGATAATCTCATATCTTCTATCCTTGCTGAAACAAGTGTAGTACCTATTGCCTTTATATTCTCTGAACGTGACACCTAAAATCGGTCTATGATCGAAGTGTCTACTTGAGCGAACAATAAACGCATATCTAGGGTCTAACACATCAATCTTGAAATAACTGTCGCCATCTTCATATTCCGTATTTATGTCTACGAACGTAAAGCCAATACCGCATATCTCAACATATCGTGCTAGTTCCTGTTCTTTTTCGCCCATCTTCTCAGCTTCGTAACATTCGTTTAACAGGCTTATAGCTTCTGATTCGTTGCTTTCTCCGCTGTCCTTTTCACCACGCTGAATTAGTGTTATCGGACTGCCCCAATTGAAAGCCGTCTTGAACTCCACAATCTCATTCGCAACATTATCAATGCACACACAGTCAATGTCGCTTCGGTATGTTTTAACTCTGTGCAAGCCTTGCATACCCTTCTCATAATTCAAAAGGCGTATGCAATCATCTTTGATTGCGGAAAACTCTATAACCGCGTCTCTCAGCACTTGCATTATATTGTCGTCTGTTATTTCTTCAACATCTGCATATATAGGTTTTCTACCGAACTGCATTTCACACCTCTATCTAAAAACCGCGCCTGACGCTGTGTTGCGCTGTGGCACGTCCTTAATCTCCAATTTGCCTGTATCTACAAAGTACACAATCCGTTTGTTGCATGTGAAACATCTTGCAATCACATTGTTGTGCTGTATGCCATCGTAATAGCCAACTCGCCCTTGACATTTCGGGCAATATATAATCTTGGGTTTTCCCATGAATACCTCTCTATTTATCCCCCACAAGAAAAGAGCAGTGTTATAAGCACTGCTCCGGTCAAGGAATCCGTCAAGTGAGGATTGGTAATGGAATATCTGACTGCCTGCCAATATTCCTAATATTAAGTTTATCATGTCAAGTTTTTAAATTATATAAGACATTTAGTGACATTGACGGACATTCAATGACAATTTTTAGTTCTCAAGATATTCCCGTCCATACAGCCTCTCAAACTCTAACAACGCTTCACCATGTATTCTCATTACCTGTCTGAATGAGTACCCCATCTCGGCAGATATCACGTTCAAGTCTTTCCTTGCGACATATCTCTCCGAAAGTATGTGATACATATTCGTATCAGGTATAGCGTCAATCTGAGATATGATAGTCCTGCGCTTGTCGATATACTCATCTACAAGATTGTCAGTTTCTTGCTCAAGGTCGATAATCTTTGCAACTGCTGTTCCGAGCTTGTCTTGGTCGGGACTTGACTGTACATTCACTTCTTTTGGCTTGCTTGTAATTGACTTTGCCATTGTTTGCAACTGATATATTTCTGACAGTTTATTTTGTATCATTCTGTCTAACCGTTCAATTTGTTGTAGGTAAGTTTTTGTTGTCACGTTGTTACCTCCTATATTGGGCTGTGCATTATTCTCGTTTCTCGTGGTGCTACTCTCATTTCGTTTTCCATCAATGCCAACGAATCGGGAGCGTCATCGTGCGTTACTTTACCTGTCCTTGTCATTTCTTCGACATTTTTCATGAAAAACCAATATTGACTACCTCTTTCGTAGCAACTCTCATCGAGAAAATAGTAGTATTTCAAAATGTTATCTGCCGCATTTTCCATTCTGGTAATTTTGTTCGTACAGTTGAATTTATACTTTGCACCACATCTGCCGCCTTTTTCTTCAAGCATTTTCATAACATCTCGTCCAAAATAACCGCCTGCGCTATTAGACTCAAATGTTACTCTTTTAACATTGTGCTTAAATAGCATATTTGCGCACTCAGGCTTCGTGTGTTCCGTTCCCGAATTGTCAAACACAGCGTCAACAATAAACACTTCACTGCCGTACACATATCCAACTGGCATTGAACAATAATCCGCGCCTTTATCAGCAGAATCACATGACGCAATAATTGTATCTGGTTCTCTATCAACAGGTAGATTCTTGAACCTGTTAAGTTTTTCTTTAGGAAACATCTTGCCTTTAGCTTCATACGGTTCTTGTTGGAACTCAGCCGCCCACGTTTCAGGAGATACGAGTATTCGCTCTTTTTGATAGTACGCTGTTGTAAATATTTTTATCAATTTGTCATCTGCTCGTTTGAATATCTCCCAGTTGCTCTCATCTGTTATTGGGTCTAACGCTGGTATAGCAACTTCGCGCCATTTCAACTCCATATCCTCAGCTTTATGTTGCAATGCTGTTATCGGGTCGTATAGACTGTACTTCGTTCCTTGTATGATTATCGGCGTTCCCTCAATACGTCTGCCCAACACATCATCAGTTACTTTTTCACATAAAAATTCTAGCCTATCTCTATTTCTCGCTTCTTCATGATTCTTAACGCAGTCGTCTATATATACAAGCACATTCGCTTCTGTACAACCGACAATAGCACCGTCTATAGGTCTACAGGTAAATGTTGGGAATGTTGTAGGGCTTTTCTGTTTCAAGTCTATAGACAATCCCTCAGCACTCTGATTCACCTTTTTAGCTTCTGGGAACACATCTAAAAAACGCTTATACATATCCGCATTTTCAAACGCCTGTATTAAACCGCCATAAAAACGCTTAACAAGTCCCTCGCCTTTGCCAACCGCAAATATACTTCCGTCTGGGTTTCTCCCGCCCATCATTAACGCTAATCTCAACCCACCCGTTGTTTTGCCTGTTCTTTTCGGTTGTGACACCGATAGTAACTCAAGTTCACCGTCATATATCTCTTGATACGCCTGAACGACTGGAGCAAGTACCTTTTTCCGTGGAAAATAAAACCGCTTGTAAGGGTCTTGCTCGTCAAGCTCAATGTATTCAAAAAACGAACTTACAAGATATTTGGATTCATAACACAGTGTCCTCTCGTATATTTCGCCAAATTCCTCATGACAAGTCTTTATGTGTTGCTCGATTGCATTTTTCTTAATAAAGTTTGTGACATTAAACCAGAATTTTCTGTCAAACTCTTTATTATCCTGTTGCTCAACAATAAACAAATCAGACAAATCGCGCAAATGTGATAACTCCATGCCGTTCTTTGTCATGTCGTTCTTAATCACAAACACAAGTTTCTTGTTATAATCGTCAGACACTTAATCACCGTCCTCTGATGGATTCATATAATCCGAAAATGGCTTACTAAAGTCATAACAAAGTACATCTTCAAGAATCGCGCCGTCTTTCGTTATAAGTTTGCCCTTTTCGTCCGTCCTATACTGTATTGCTTCAAGAATCAAACCATATTCACCCGACACCTGTGTCCGTGTTATCCGAATGCTTGATATGCGCTCTATTTGTTTTCCATCAACGAATACTTGGCAGGTCTGCCCTGTTTCGTCGCTTATGATTTTGAATTTTCCCATCTCTTAATCATCTCCCTAATTTCTTGCAGTTCTGCCGTTGAGAGGTCGTAATGTGTTCCGTCCTCTAATATTATGCTCTCGCAAGTTTCTATTGTTTCTGGTTGGTCTGATGGGAAATGTTTCACTTTCGATTCATCTACCCTGCGCCAACCCGATGTATCGTGGAGTTGTCTCTCATACTCTGCGTCTAATACTTTCTTCGCTTCTTCAATCGTTTGTGGCGTAAACTCGAACTTTAAATTAAATTCATCGTGTAGCGGTTTCGGATAATCCCTCGTTCCTATAACAACATCTCCATTATCTGCATATCTAATTCTTTCAGCGTTGCAAATTCGACAACCACCAATATATGCGCCTATCGGACAAGCGTATTTGCCTGCGTTTTTATCATCATCTTCCACAATCCATACAGCATAGTTACCCATCTTCCACACCTCCTAAAAACAAAAAGAGCAGACAACAAGATTTCTCTTGTCAATCTGCTCCTCTTAGCACTTAGCACCCAACTCTTAGGGCTGCCGATTCAATATTTGTCTATAACTTTGTCTACGTCTAAATAATCGTCTGTATCATATTCTTCAATTACGCATTCGCCAAAACGCATAATTGTTTCTTCTCTGTTCATTCTTTCACAAATCTTCTCAGCTTGTTCTCTTTTATCTGTAACCGCTCTAATTTCATAAAATTCAGGTGTATCGTCACAATCGTTTGTTATGATATACACTTTCATTTAATTGACCTCCGTTCAATCTCTAGCACCTTTATGCCATTTTTAACAGGTACTATCTCAATTCTGTTACCTCGGTTCAATGCTTCAACAATTTTCTCTTGCTTGTCTATCAGTTCTTCCAACTCTCGACTCATAAGTAATCACCCCGCATTATAACTTTATTATCCTCAAGATACAAACTGCCATCATGCTCATCAAACACAGGCTCAGAATCATTGTACACTGCAACATGATATCCATTTTTTACTATCGCTTCACCCTCATCGGGCAAGATAAAAAACACCTCTTTAGTTTTTGTGTTGTATAAAACCAAATGCTGAGTATGTATCATTCGTTACAGCACACCCTAAAACCTTTCTTGACGTATCTCTGACATGCCTGTTGTATTTCCGCTCGCGACTTGTATACTTCCTTGAGTAATTCGCAATAGTTACCTTTGCGGACGGCATATATCCCATGCGGCAGTTGTTTCTTTGCAACCCTCAATACATTGTCGCACTGTCGCCTGTTCATCTCGTATGCGTTGTGTTCAATAACTACCCTCATATCTACACCCCATATCTTTTCTTTATGTCGTCCACGCTATCAGGCGCGAACGATTTCTCGTACTTCTTGAACGCTTCATCAGGTATGTTGTACTTTTCTTTAATCTCGCTCATGTGTTCCCTTAATTCGGGATTATTCATGCAACCCTCAATAATCACGCGCTCCGCATACAGTTTCGAATACTTCATAAACGTAGGTATGCTAATTCCCAACTGTTTAGCAGATTGCCGTTGTGATATTGTTCGTTCCGAGTGACACCGATACCACAGGTCTTGAAATTTCGGGTCGTTCATCAGGTCTGCCTTGCTGTAATAGTTCTTACGTTTGGTTTCTGCCATATCAATCACCCTTATGTGCGTTACAATAAATCAATAAATGTTCTGCTATCTGGCGTAATTCTGATATTGCCATTTTTATATATTTTTCATCTGCAAAACAACTAGAGCTGTGTAACAACCATTCGCTCGGTTTTGCAAAATAATCAATCAGCTTATCGGCAACCTTTATAGGTTCATTCGAAACATCTATAATCGCTTCTGTTTTTAATTTCTTTACTGCGCAGAACACTTTTTCAACATACATGTCACCGTCAGCCATCATAGGTACACCTAGCAATTCACCAATCTTGCAGATTGTATCATAACAATCTTCGCTGACCGGATTAAATCCATCTGCGCTGCTCTCGTGCGTTTCGCAAACTAAATCGTCCTTTACATTGTCTAACTTGCTCTTTAACCCGTTGTATTGCAGCAATAACATCTCATATCTATGATTTAAGCCCTTGACATCTTCTAGCACTGATTTAGCATACAAGTCGCCACGGAGCATATCTCGTGTTCCTAATAGCTTTCCGATTTCGGAAATAACTTCATAACACTGACTGGTAATATTGCTAGGCTCAGTAGTTGTAGAAGTGGCATTATCTAAACCATTTCGCAATTGCGTTAGCTGCGTTTTCTGTCCTTTTATCTCATCGTCCATCTTCTCGAATTTACCCTTGTAATAACACTTATGCCCTTTATTACTATTCATAATTTCAACTCCTAACAATCAACATCTACGATGTACTTGCAATATGTTGCCAAGTGTTCCATAACCTGTTTAACCACATCATCAGCGTTTATATATTCTTCGGTGATATTCTCAATAATCCTGCTCGTAATAAGAATCGCGCTCTCAGGAGAACACATAGGATTATTGCCACCAACTGTTATTGATTTGCTCTTTAATTTATCTTCTAGCTCTTTTACTTTTGCTTTCAGATTCTCGTTAGGTATTACATTTACCGCAATTCTAAACGCATTTTCAAGTTGATTTTCGTCCTTGCAATCTGTCGGGTCTATGCTCATATGCTTCCTGAGTTTCTCACATAAATCCTCATATTTCTGTGACATTTTCGTAAACTCGTCATAATACCGTTTATAATCACCATAAGCAACGTATTGTTGACCGTTAATATCCCACGTTGTTATTATACTGTCCATGTTTATACCTCCCTATCTAATTCATCACATATTCGCTTGTATAGTTTATCCCCAATACCTTTAATCGCCTTAATTCGCTTTTTAATGATATCCATATCAACCACATCATCAGCGTTCCTGCCATCATCATAGCCCGATTGATAAATACTCTCTGCCCATGCGCTCAGTTCTTTTTGGTTTAACCGCTGTATGTTTTTATAGTCGTGAAACGAAAGTTTAAACTTCAACCTCTTTTAATCCTCCGTTATTAGTTCGCTATATGGCAAACTCTCTATCTTCTCACACAGTACATGCCATTCGTTGAGTTTATGATTTTTCCGTGCATGGTACATGTTCCGTAGCACCGCATAATTAAGCTGCACCGTCCGTAGTTGATTGTATGATTGCGGGAGAAGTTGAATTATATTGTACCAGTATTCTTTGTTTTTGGTTACAAGGTACTTTTCTCTGCAAGCGTTTAATGACGGAATAATCCAATCTGACAAAATATTTTTCGGGCTATACTTCTTAAACTCTTCATAATCAGGTACAGATATATCCGAAGTTTCAAACACATCTAAATCAATCAAATGTTCGCACGAAAAATCATTAATGGTAAACTCTTTTTTGTGTATCGTGTGCATTGTGCTTTCACTGTTCGCTACCGTACCAACCTTATATGTGTCTGCTTCTGCCCAAAAATAGCGTGGTGCTTTAATGTCACATGTTACAACTATATAGCGCATAAACTTACTGTGGTCTGAACCTGCTTTGACAAGTTTTTTCATCAAATCAAGGTCATTGTCACCTATCGCAACGCCGTTACTTCTTGATATGCTGTCGCTCTTCTCCCATGATTGTAATGGATTGCGCATACCCCTAACGGCAGCTTGCCAACCGTAAATCTCTGTGTTTGTTATCTCAATCATCACAATACCTCGCTTTCGCAATACCACCATATATCATTACCGCTTTTTGCTTTTAGAAATTTTTGTACGTCGTCTGACAAGAAATGTGCCAGACTATAATCACAAGGCTTTCCACCGCCACCTTTGAATTTTGTGTCAAAGTAAGAATCAATCAGGCTCTCAATCTCATTTGTTCCGATTTCGGAACAAATCATAGATTGATATGTCGTGGTTAGCAATGTGCCGCCGCTCATGCTCTCAATCGTCTGTTCGCTATCCATAGCCATAACCATATTACTTATTGCGTCATGAGTGTATGGTAACATAGGTGTATTTATGTGCTTCCTACGTATCTCAATAAAGTACCGTGTCGCAAACTCAACATTCTCTGCCAAATGTTTATTCTCATATCCAAACTCGCGATATACGTCTGCCATTTTTTTAGGCAATTCATTTTCGTATGCTACCTTATCGGCTTCGCTATATTCCCGATTTTGGCGTACACGCTCCCGATGAGACTTATATCTATCTCCGTAGGAGACTTTTCTCTCTTCTTTTTCGTTAGAAAAAGACTTATTATCAATATCTATATTATTTATATTAACCTCATTATTTAGTTCACTATATTTATCATCTATATCATCTAATCTATTATTATCATCTATATTACTATATTGTATTTTCTGCAAATCTGCCTTGCATTTTTTGCAAGTCTGCTTTGTATTTTTTGCAACTCTGAGGAACTTTTTTTGCAAGTCTACTCGTAACCAACGACTTCTGCCGTCAGTCTTTTCTTGCTTTATATAACCGTATTCTTTTAATTTGGATATTGCTTTCGATACCTTTGTCTCACTACATTTGCAGAACCATGCAAGGTATTCATTACTTGCATAACAACCACCGTTATCTCCGACATCAAGGCTGTATATTTCGGCCAAAACAATTTTATCTATTGCACTCAAATCTCCGTCAAGCCAAACTTCTTTAGGAATCCAAATTCCCTTAAAATCTCTAGGATAATTATATTTGCTCATAGCATAATACCTCCGTGTTGATATTCCGTGATAATAGTTATTCAACGGACAGAGCAATCACGGTTTCGCCTTTTCGGTTGTACTGACCTATTCCGTTGAAATAGCGAGCGAGAGGGTCGAACTCTCGACTTGTCCTTGAAAGAGACATGACTTAACCGCTTGTCGAACTCGCCTTAACGCCGTCGCAAGGAATCGAACCTTGACAACACTGTTACATGTTGGAGAGATTAGCAATCTCCTGTGATACCATTACACCACAACGGCTAATAATGGCATATAGCATCATAAGGCTATTCAGGCGCATATGCCAAACGCCGCTCTGTTTCGTATTCAACAGGCAAGTCACCGTGATACGATACGGATACGGGTTTTAGTGTCTTTTCCTTGACGAGGTGAAATTCTGCGTGGGTTATTACCTCTGAGCGCGATAACCAATACACTCTGATTGAACCAAACACTATGTGAATAGCTAGTCAATTCGGCATGATATTATTTCTCCGTCATGCCACGGATAGAAAGGACAAAAA